GTACCAAAATCCTGCGCCTGCCGTGTGGTCTTCTTCATAGCCCCCGTAAGATCATTGCCAAGAGCTCCGGACATTTGTTTACTAGCAGTTTGTACGGCGGCCACACTCTGGTTCAACGTTGATGTAAAATTGGAATTGTCTAAACCTAAAAATGCAAATATACGGCCTTCACTCACAGACTATCACCTCCCTACCAATCTGGGATTTTATCTATTGTTGTATATACCGGCTCTGTTTTCTTCCTCTTCGTACTCGGGCTCTGTGTATAAGCATATGCTCTTATTAGAGCATCCAATTTTCGTGGTGTAGTATGCCAAAACTCCTCTTCAGACATAAAAAGTATACATCGACCCATATATAATAACCACGGCCAATCCCAGGCATCTACTCCTGGGCCGCCAAGTTTGGGTCAATTGCATCTACCTCTGCACCTTCTATCTTATCTGTTTCCTCTGCAGGAGCGGGCATATCCTTAGGCATAGCATCATTTAATGTGGCCATAATATCAGGCATATCCCGTATATCAATTAGAGCACCTACCTGCAATTCAGTTAACTGCTCCTCGTTATTAGCCAAACCGGCCCATAACATAGCCCTTATAGCTTTTATTTTTCCCTTATTCATGGCGCCCATAATTTCATCAATGTCACCATAAGCATCTTCTAATGAGGCCATCGAATTAAGAGTGAACTGGATTTTTCTTTCTATCCCATCAGAAAGAGTTATAAAAATGGGTTTTCTATCCTTCACGCTTGCAAGATTTGACATATCCTTCTTCCTCCTTATATTTATAATTATATTTACCGTTAAATAGGGAGGCTACATTCGTAGCCTCCCGTGCATAATATTAGTTTTCTACATTAAACAACCTTGACGGGCGGTGTAGTAACGGCAGTAAACCAAGCTGCAATTACAGCAGCATCGGCATTAGGCGCTTCTGCATCAATCTCATACTTCCAGGGATGGATTTTATTCCAAGTAGTTCCATCGGTAAGGGCCACTTCATATTCCCAATCAAGTTTGACGAACTTACCCTTAATCTCCTCATCCTGGTAGTTTATGCTATCTCCCTTAGTTTCACTCTTATCCTCAGGTTCAGCAAATTTTCCCTTATATAGCCATACGTACCGGTATTGACCATTAGACTTAAGTGTCTTAAAACCGATGGCTACCCAAGGCGGAGTATCTCCAGCCCCGTAAGATAAAGCACCTTTTGTATCAATATTATGCCCTAACAAAGCAGCTTTCTCAGCTGTAGATAAGGCATTTTTAACGATACCTACCTCAATATCACCTAGTGAAGTAGCAACTTCTGCTGGGCCATCATCCCAGAAATTAGTATCAGTAGTGGTACTAGCAGCAATACTAACAGATTTTACACCAAGGCAAGGTACCGGAGTACCCCAAGTAGGTGCTGCTGAGCCGGTATCAGCTGTTAACAGTGCATATACCAGACCCGCACAACCAATTCGTGACGCAGTCATTATATCCCTCCTTAATCATTAGCAGTTGTTACACCCATATTAAAACCATAAACTACGCGGCCAAATTCATCTATACGCATTTTGTAGGGGGTCTGCCTTAAATACACTAACCCCCAACGGCCGACAGTAAATTGAACCTTTAAGGTTTCAGGCTCTTGTAGTGCCCTATACATAGCCCACGCCATGTTTTTAGCTATAACTAGATCTTTACTTCTTGCCGTAACCTGTACTGACCTATGGGCTACAGTTTCACCCAAAGTAGCCGGAGCACCTTGATATTCCTGTAAAACAACCACAAGAATACCATCAGCCGGCGAATAATCACGAAAAACCATAGCAGAAGTAAGAGAACCAATCTGAGCTACTAAATAGTTCTTGACATCCAATAATAATTCAGCCAATACCCTTACCCCCCTTGATATTTATCGATTGCCTTAAATAAAGTGATGGCAACCTTTTCGTCATATTGCTCTGCCAACTTCCTTGCAGGATCCTCCAGGAACTTTGCCTTACCATTAGGGTGTGAAGCATCTAAATCTTCATGCACACCCATAATATAAGAATCAACCGGCGCTCCAGTAACAGGGTTTACATTGCCTCGACCTCCGTAGCCGACCTCACCTGTAGCTCCATGTACCCCTGCCGCAACTTCAGTATAAATACTACCAGCTAAAGCACCTGTTACTGTTGGCACTTCAGCTAGACTAGCCTGCTTAAGATCATTTACTTGCTGTCCTACAAACTCAACAGATTGATATTGCACATCAGCCCCTAAACTTAAAGCAAACTTCTCAAACTTGGAAGTATCAAATCGCATCGTTGCACCACTCATTATAGAAACACCTCAATTAACTCATTGCCCGTTTTGAGTGATGGATACTTACCTACAGCCTGCACAGGATAACGTCTACCTTCATATAGAATTTCATCCATATAACTCACAGTAGCAGTTCCTGCCATTATCAGACTAAGCGGTGAAGAAACCTCCTCCCCACTACTCGAAATTATACGCTTAGTTCTACCATCAACATAACAATAGACCGTCACGCCCGTCTGGAACGCTTTTGTCCCCACATCATTCTCTGATATGCGGGCGTACCAGGTGAGGGGGGTAGTAAGTCTCCGGAGGACTTGAGAATCCAAGATTTACACCCCCTCATCGCTATCTGATATCAAACCTGGCGTTGCAGTAACACTATCAAACTGACCAATACCAAAGATTGGTGTGCCCGTAACATTTGTAGGGGCACCAACAGGAGCCGCTTTATATGGGCCCTTTTTCACTTTAAGCTCCTTGTATAGTGCCCTATACTGTGTAGCCCTCTGAGAAGCCCATACTTGCTCAGGCCCTATCTTATAGTCTGCCTGACGTGCAAACTTTGCCGCGAGGGCCATACAACATGACAACGCTGCACCTAAAGCGTTGCCATGTTCAGCTACCTCGAAGTTAATTTCTGCATTGGTCAACAGTTGATCGGTGGTGTCCGTATCACCTATGTAATAACGGACAGCATCAAGATTAGATGATGCCGGATCTCCACTGTATGTCCAAGCCATAATTAATCACCTCAACTATCCTACGATATCCTTGAAGAATACACCTAGGTCAGTTGCAATCACCTTAGTATCGAAGGCCATTTCGCCCTCAATTCTCTCGGTGTCCATTCCAAGCCAAGGCATAGGAATACGGACGATTCTGTTGCCATAAGCGCCAGCACCCATCAGACCGGTCCATGCGAAGATGTAACCAGCGGAAGGAGCTTTCAGTGCAGGTCTGGGATTTACATAACACAGAAGCGCATGTTTACCCATGATGAAGGCCGAAGATTCAGCCGCACCCTTGACGCCGGAGTTCTTAACTGACCAGGCGATGAAAACACGTTCTACCTCGAACAAAGTAGCTAACAGATCGGTAGTAACAATACCCTTCTGGGTATATTTGATCCGGTCCAGGATGTCAGCATGATTCTTAAGAGCGTTGAATACAAACGGACTCAGAACCAGAGTATTGGGTCTAAAGCCGGTAACCGAAGCCATGGTAATACCTGCCTCAGTGATCAGTGTAATGGGATCAGAAGTGGATACGTCGAACTGAAGGGTTTCACCCGCTCCAGGAGTTGCAGCGACGCCCTGGTATTCGGTTGCCCAAACATCATCCACAAAATATTTGGAAGCCCAGTCAGACTCACGTCTGATAAGCATCTTCTGGGTTACAAAGTCGGTTGCATCGTTATTGGGCTGCAACGGAGTATCAGCATTGACTCTTTCTTCTTCGGTGACGTCCTTATGGAAAGCCCACTTCCGGCAGTAGTACGGAAGTGAATTCTCGATGTTGTATTCGCCTCCGGCGGACTCAGTGCCACCAGCACGTTCGGCAGCTTCATCTCTATTGAAATCAGCTCTGCTGTAGATGAAGTAAAGATCCGACTGTTTCTGCACCGGTACTATGGGGAAAACCTTATCAGCAATAAAATTGCTGGCATCCTGCATATAAGCAACTGACAGGTTGGTTAAGGCTCGATCAATATGGATTTGTTGTCTTGTAGGCATTAAACTATCGCTCCCTTCTAATTATAAAATAGTATTACCCAAGGGTAATCATGAGTACGCCTTCACCTTCAATGAAGGCCGTAGTTGCCGAAGCTACCACGCTAATTTTCTGGGCATTCGTGAAAACATTGGTCGCTGTGATAGCTGTTCCTGCAATAGCCTTACCCAAAAGCGTACAATTAGCCGAGGTCAGGGCAACAGCACCACCAGTAACTGCCACAGCCTCAATTTCAAGACCCAGGGTGGTCAACTTAGCAGCTGTGGTAACCGGATCAGTAACTAGGAACTGTACTTTGGAGATAGTACCAGCAAAACCAGGAATGATATCAGTTACGACATCACCGTCAGCAACCTTACTCAATTTGATAGGAATGCTGAGGATAGTTTTGTTATTAGCACCTGCTGAAACTTTACTGGTTAATAGTACGGCTCCGATATTGGTATCAGCTCCGGAACACATAGCTACACCCAGAACAGGTGAGCCAGCCGAAGCTACTATAGCTTTACCGCCTGCATCGGAAGT